TTTACTAATAAAGAGAAATATAAATCCCTCTCATACGGCATCATACGCTCTAAGGAATCTAGAGACCATTTATGATGCTGAACCAAAGAGAATATTATCTGATAATAATTAGATAAGTTAATATGGCTCAGCGTTAGATAAAAAAACTTTTCATACCTTCTATTACGAAAGTCTTTTCAGTACCTTTACTATTTGTGTATTTCAATTCATGTCTAAGTTTTGGTATAGTGTCAAAGAATTCTTCGATGCCTTTTATTACTTTGCCTGACATATCGCCCATGAAATCTTCAATCTGTTCTGTAGTATATTCAGTAAATTTAAATACTTCACTATCAGATGCTACTGAGTCAAGGCAAGTTACCATTATGAAATAACCTATCAATGGATCATCTTGATTCATACCTGCGATCTTTATAAATTCGTCTATGGTTGGGTACTTTAAGAACAAAGTGTATTCGTCACTGATCTTTATTTTATTAGTATGCAACTCGTCCTTTGTAATCTTCACATCGTTAATGTCAAGTTCGAGCGCAATTTCTTCGCCGGTTTCGTCGTCCTTGATAGTAAACTCTAAGGCGTTACTAACGGATTGCGCACGAATTAATAGCATAACGTATTCAAGGTCGAACATAGCCAACGATGAGACATCTGTATCGATTAGGCAATTATTAACAACCTGCTTGGACGCTAGTATTTCTTGTGCTGGGTCGCCAGATTCTTGCGCCACAAGAAGAATCTTTTCTTCCTTCACGGTAAACGGTCTGTATTTTATTTTATCGCCACTTGAAGGTAACGTTAATTCCAAAATAGGAAGGTCAATTTTAGGTAATGGCATATTATAAAGCTCCTGTTATATTTTATTGCTCAAGTTATCAAATGAATTTCGTACTCGAGTTATTCTGTTTACTGCATCTTGTATCGTATCGAACTTCAAACCTTGGTCGTAAGTCTGTTTTAGCACACTACCAAAACCTGCTAATGCGCCTAACGAATCTAATAAACCAGTGCCGTTCGATGCTCTGTTATTAGGTATCCCAGTTTTCGCGCCAGAATATTTAATGTTATCGTAAGAAAACCCAACTGGCAGTGTTAGATAAGAGTCGTTCTCTTCCCATGCCAAATCAAGATCGCCTACTGCATTAGGATAAGCATTGTAAAGAGTAACCTCATAGTATTTATCATCAGTCGACTCAGTTGAATAGTGTCTTATTATGATGTCAGTAGCATACTCATCTTTGTAGCCTAACTCATATGGCAGACGTCCGTCTACTTCATCAAAACTACCACTACCAGAACCGTGATTTACTATCTTTTGCATCCATTGATGAAAGTGGTTTAATATCTCATGATCCGAATCGACCATGAAGATTAAGTTGAGAGGTGCAGAAGTTACACCAGTAGTAAATTGTTTATCCAACTGACCAACAGCAGAATAAGATGAAGTGTTATAAGTTATAGATGGTATTTGGGCGTTCTTGCAGAAAAACGAAAGTGTTTGTGATTGCATCTTGTTACCTTCATTGTCTACTGTACCGCCAGATACAGGTGCTATAATGACTTCGAACAGATTGCCACGAGCAGGTCCACCTCTTTGATTCATCTGTGCTTTAAATTGATTGATATTAAAAGCCATTTATTACTGTCCTCTTATTATTTTGCGGGAATCCGCATAAACTCTTTGTTTGGTTACACCACCGAAATCCGCCATTGGTAGAAATAATGCTATATCCCATTCTGCTGGCGAGATGTAAATAAATCTAGACCTCAATTGAGTATAAAGATAATGCTTTATTGTAGGCTTGAACATGTTAAACTTTGCCGCGCTATTCAAAATGTTATAGGTTATTTTTACTCGAGTACTTTCATCATAATTTTCATTGTTCGTCACCGTGTACAAGGCGTCCATTAATTTTGCGCGAAGCATAGGAGGAAGATAGTGTAAATTTATACCTAAGAAACCACCTTTTGCTAATCCGATAGGAAATATTAGCGGGAATCTATCGAAGTAAGGTAGTGTTGCTGCATGTTTAGCATCATACGTAAATAAATATAAGTTGCCCAATTTGATTTTGTCAACTGCCTGTGAAGGAGATTCTTTTATGATCTTGTCTCCGTCAAGTACTCCACTCTTACCTACTTTCTTTGCTTGTGTTCGATACCATTCTCTAGCCTCGCTAGTTTTTGCAGGTGCCTTACCACTTTTAATCCCTCTAAGTAATATTTTATCGAAAACTTGTGCCATTTATTTTATTCCTAATTCTCGTTCTGTCATAATAATAAATTCCCAACCTCTGTCAGCGCAATAATGTCTTGCGGCTTTCCATTTGGCATCATTAACTCCAAAGGTCTTTACTTCGTTCAAGTACCTTCGTGAAATTCTACCAGAAGGAGTTTTATTTCTTTTACTTATATCAGGAGGCAACGTCTGTGCATAAGGTTTAATTTCTATCATTATGGTTTTCTTCTTGCCGTCAGATCGATCTATTTTGTGTACGACTACATCCGGAAAATATCTGTGTCTCTTACCGTCAATAGGAGAAGTATAAGGTACAATATGTTCCTCTGAGGCCCACCAAATGATATCTGGGTGAGTATCTACTACTCTAAAGAATTTTAATTCCCACAAAGAACGGTATGTAATTTTACCTGCATCTCCTTTATATTTGCTGGGATTCTTAGGTCTAAACTTTCCTTTATAAGCCATGTCAAATAATACCTTCTGTTATAAATACATCATAACATCTATTTATACAGACAAGTACAAAACAAAGGTATAATTCAATGGCAAGACCAGAACAACTACGCAGAAGGAAAATTTCAGATAATAACAGAATTGGTAATCTGTCCTTTCCAAGCAAGGCACTGCCACATTCTATCTTATTGAACTTTAAAAAGTATGATTATAGTAAACTCTATGACAACGTAAAGGAAAATGATGGCATCGGTGGTGGTAATATCAGCACGCGATCTATCAACGATGTAAAGCTTGCAGAAATATCAAGCGAACAATCTATAGAATTGCCATTACCGAAACAGTTGAGTGATTCCACCGTAATAAACGCAGGAGCTTTTGAACGTACTCTAGCGGGCGAAGCACTTGCAAATGCATTTAGTAGTGGCGCAGACAAGACTGGCAATATGGCATTAAACGCGGCTAAAGATATACTAAGCGGATTCAATAAAGCTGGAAATGTTTTTGCAAATATGGCAACAGGCGACTTCTCAGCGGCATCTCAATTCAAGGATGATGTAGGCAAAAGTGCTGCGTACTTCCTAAGAAACCAAATGGACGGAGTTACTGGTAAAACAATATCCAATGTTCAAGGTAATGCAATAAACCCAAAAGAAACTATGGCGTTCAACGGTGTTCAATTAAAGACACATGCCTTTACTTGGGAGTTATTTCCCAGCAACGAATCAGATTCAGAACAAATAAAGAATATAGTAAGAATGATAAAAGCTAATATTCTGCCGGCAACAGGGCGATTGGCAGGTTTGGTTAACAGAGCATTCCTTGAATATCCAAGTCTTGTTGATATCTATCTCTTAGGTATAGATGAAAATTATTTCTTCAAATACAAACCTTGTATGGTAACCGCGTTTAACGTAACCTATACTGGCGGTGAAGCAATGCCTATACTTAAAGGCGGCAAACCTGCTATGGTAATTATTGAAATGACTTTGTCTGAAATGCAAATACATACTAAAGATGACATTGACGATGTTGACTTCGAGAAAGATGAAATTGCGCTACCATCTTCCGATATATCTAGAACAGGCGACCCAGAAGAAGAAACTCCTGTTACTATAAACGCATATCGAGAAACCAGTAATGCACTCGATGATGCACAATCTAACGAGGGTTAATGATGACTAAATATTTTGAAAACTTCCCGATCATAACTTATAATGGCAGGAAAGTAAGAGACATAACAAGACGTAATGCATTCAAAAAGGATATGACGAACAATCCGTATCTGTATATGCCGTACACAGTAAAGGAAGGTGAGCGACCTGAAGACATTGCTAATTTCTATTATGGATCGACCGATTATACTTGGTTGGTTTATTTTTCTAATGGAATCTTAGATCCACACCACGACTGGCCATTAAGCGAAGCAAACTTCAACAATTATCTTATTGAAAAATACGCAGCTGAATCAGGAAAGACTGGCGAAGAAGTCGTTGAATGGACGCAACAAGAAACTTTTACTACGCCTGCAGGTGCGGTAGAAGATTTTAACGATAACGTAGTATACTACTACAGAGAGGTATAATCAATGGCAGTTGATATAATTAAGTTATCGCCCGAATCGTTCGAAACTATCTACTTGAGAAAAGAAGATAGAGTAATCTTACGTACTGAACAAGGCCGCAAAATAATCATAAGACGTATCATTCCCGAAGAATGGAAAGCGTTTAGAATTTATGAAAAGGAAAGGATAATTAACGAGAACAAAAGAGAAATAACGCTGTTTGATAATAGATATACCGACCAACTCTCTCGTGAATTCATCGAAAACATAAGCGAAAAATAATGTCTACAGATAATACATTCAAGCCCGCAAACGCAGAGATACAAAAGGCATCTATCAAGTCATTTGGTAAAAGCGCAGAAAAGGATATAGCATCTCTTATCCACAATATAACCTTCTCACAGTCGACTGAAGATGTAGTTTGGCGAGGCATGATATCTTTGTATGACACAGTAGGTTTATTAGAAAGTTATCCTCTTAGAGGCGAAGAAGAACTACACCTAATACTGAAAGGTATGGATTTAAAAACTGTCGTCGATCTTAAATGTCAAATCTATAAAATAGACAATGTAGTAACCACACCTAGTTCTGATGGAGTAACCTATGATCTTCATGTAATATCTAAGATAAGTTACGAGGCATCAAAGCGAAAGATAATCGAATCACATCAAGATGTTGCAGGCGCTATGATTGTGAAGAAGATGTTTAAGAAATATTATAAACAATTGACAGAACTTAAATCCGATGCTCTGCCTTATGGCGCTGAACGATACGGGATTGCTGGAAATAAGAAACTTACTTTTACGGTACAGCCCACTACTGGTAAATTGAAAGCAGTAATACCTCACATGATGCCTTCTAATGCAATGGATTTCATGGCGAATAGATGTTACAGCACACAGACACCTTCAAGTTCATATAGTTTTTTCGAAACCTTTAGCGGTTATCATTTTGTCACAGACGAATTTCTCATCAAGCAAGGCATTGACGACAAAAGCAAGTTAGTAGTACTAAACAACGATGCATTTAACAACTTAGAACCAAGCAACGCAATAGGACAAATACAAACTATCGAAAGTATTTCAAGCCCAAATAGAATCGATACTGCAGCTGATATGTTAAGTGGCGGTTATAGAAATACTATGTTTGAAATAGATCTGATTCGTAAAAAGGTCTCGTGCAAAGAATTCGATTATTCTAAAGGTAATCGCATGGTTAACATGAATGGCAAAGAAGGTCTTAGAAGATCAGATGCAATCCACACAGATGCTTTTGCAGCAGAAACTTTCACAAGAGAAAACGCAAAGCGATATCTTGTATTCAGAGACTATACAGGACATGATGATTTGGAATCAACTTTGAGAGCGGACCAATATTATAGTGAGATAATTGCTAATAAATCATTTCATAAAAGACATATGAACGGAAACTCAGTTGCTGTGGGTCTTAAAGGTCGACTCGACATACAACCAGGCATGTTAGTTAAAATTAACATAAATGTAAATAGCGGTAACAGTAATAAAAAGGCCAACGAACAAGCGTCTGGAAATTACTTAGTACGTGCTACAGTACATACGATAAATAAGGGTGTAGTATATACTAAATTGAACCTAGTTAAATATGATTGGAGCGTATAAATGGACACTGGCATAGGCATATCAAACCCACTATTCTTTATTGGTGTGATTGAAGATAACAACGATCCAAGATTAGAAGGTCGGGTTCGAGTCAGAGCGTTTAGCGTACACGGAACTTCAGACCAGATAAAACCTCATGAGTTGCCTTGGGCAATTTGCGCCGCTGGTAATTACGACCCAAACAACCCACCGCCAACTCTTAATTCATTCGTCTACGGTATGTTTTTAGATGGCAGATCAGCACAGCATCCTCTAGTACTAGGTTTACTGCCACAACAGATGACAGAAGCAGTGGATCCTAAAGTGTGTGGTTGGGGAGTTGTACCAGAAAAAGACGGTACTATAAACGCGAAAGGTTCTGCTCCTCGCGATATAGGCAATCCGCAAAATTCAAGACTGGGCAGGGGCGAAAATCTAGAAGAGACCTACATATTAGCGCAGGAAATGAACAGAATTGAAGACGCGAAAGTTGCAGGCACCGAAGAAACTTGGTCAGAACCTAACAGCGCCTATGCAGCGCAATATCCTTATAACAGAGTTATCGAAACTGCAAAGCATTCAATAGAAATAGATGACACTCCGGGCGCGGAAAGAATTATGATACACCACGGAGCAGGATCTTTTATTCAAATGGATTCTATAGGTACGACAACTTATAAATCTTCAAAAGATCACTATACAGTTACTGGCGGGAATGAACATCTTCACGTGAGGGGTAGAAGTGTTGTTCACATACATGGTGATAGTCATGTATATACTCACGGCGACAAAACGGAAGAAGTACAAGGTAATTATAAATTGCAAGTGCACGGCAGTGCTGAGATGAGCGTCGGCAACCAACTGAACCTCAATGCCGGAACACAAATACAAGCACGTGCTACTGATGTTAAAATCGAAGCGAATGCAGGTGCGATAACAATGAAAGCGCCACAGGCTATACATATCGACGGAGGCAAAGCTTTAATCGCAAGCGGCACTTACATCAACTTGTCTGCTTCTGGTGGCATATTAGACCCATTAACATTAGGCGATATCGATATCTTTGCATCAGGTAATATTGCATCTACTGCGGGTATAGACCATACAGTCCTATGTAGCAATTATGCTCTATCGGCGTCTGGTTTATTGCCAAGTTTAAGCAAAGAAGGCGTCAAGCCTTTGGGGATAAGCATAAACAGTACCTTGCCTTTGTTTATCGAATCGGAAACAATTATGAACCTAGCAGCTCCATTAGTAAATATAGGTGATATCGTTAGTTTAGCGCCAACCTCTCCTGTACCGAAGAGCGGCAACCCGTTTAAACTTACTAAGCCGCCTCTATTTGGCGTAGACGACATTAAAATGCCCGAACCGGTTTCTATGTCTATATCAGCACCGACGGGACAAAAATATAGTTCTGGTAGTGCTGTTGGGATTATATCTGCAAGCGACGAAATAACTAAGAAGGATTCATAAATGACTTGTATAGATCTAAATGACCAAACCCAACAGAATATTTTAAATAACAAATCAGGACCTTTGACGAACGGTAATGGCGAATACACGCTTAATCAGATATCAGTCTTCACGAAAGATTTTACGGATAACATATTAGCTGATGCCGCAACAGATCCAGTTTCTATCGCAATAAACAAATACGGCGCAGATGATTTTTATAACTCACTGGTTGCACTAAACGAGGCGCTAAAGAATAGACCAATACCAAAAGTTTATACTACAGTAGCAAAACGAATAACCTCTGGTAACATATCTGCTACTGAGTTTGCTGATTTCATGCAACAATTTGGACAAACTCCTACTGGGGTCGCAGAAAAGACAAACCAAAACTACACTGGGTCGTTACTCGATTTGGAGAATTACTACACGAAGTCTATAAGAACTGGCGCATTGGCTGCGTTATGTACTAGGTTCGAAAGTTTATTTGGTGCAATTGATGGATTCTTTGATCTTATA